CTAATTGCTTTAAGATCTCATCGAAATCTCCTAATGCACCTGAACCAGGAGCAGCAGCACCAGCAAAACCAGAGTATACATTACCTCTTGATTCGATAGCAGCAAATAAACCTTCAGAACCTTTGATATTTTGAGCAGCACCACCTGGTCCAAAATTAGCACCAAAAGCTACTGTGTTAGCTTGAAGCTCACCTTCAACCATAGCCATTTCTAAGTAATCTTCAAATCTTAATCTTGTTTCAGACTCAGACTTTAGATACCATAAATAACCAGATGTTCCGTCTTCAGTAGCAACTTCAATCCAACCTATTTGAGCAGTGTCAGATCCACTTAATTCGTAATTATCTTTTAAGATAATTGGTGAATTAAAGTATCTCGTAAAACCTGGCTCAATAGCTCCAGTCATTCCGTTACTTCCTTTTGGAAATTCAGATCCATATACGAATACACTACAAGTACCTCCAGTAATAGCGGCAGGTACACCAGCAGCATTTGTTTCGTATAAAATACAATCAATTGTATAACCGTTAGTAGTTACACCAGAAGTTCTATCAGTTACTAAAGCTTTAGCAGAAGATAAACCTGTAGCGTTATCAGTAATTAAGATAGTGTTACCATCTCTAATTGCTGAAGTAGCTGGGTTATCTGCACCAGGCGTAATAGTAATTGTAATTAGTGAACCAGCTCCAGCTGCTACAGCACAATTATCATATGCAATGTGTAATCTATTTTGTTCAGACCAAATTACTTGATCCGATGTCATTGGCATTTCAGCGCCAACCATTCGTAGGAAACCAGCTAATGTTCTGTTTCCGTATCTCTCTACCTCTTGCTCATAAAGCTCTGGTAGATATTGTTGTGCCCATGTATCAAAGTTTGCGTCAGCAAAATCAATATAGTTATCCTGTACGGTAACCTGATTTGGCATTGGCTTAATTGATGCAGGGAAAGCACCTCCTGATAAACTCATGTTTTATTTTTTTATTATGATTTTTTCTTAATTTTCAACCTTGAACTATCAACTCCAGTAACGGCTCTTACTTTCCAGCCATTAGGCATAGTAGACTCAGTAGCTACCGGCCTTGTTTCATTATTAATGTTTTTAGATTTTGCTATAACATCTCTAGTTGCATCGGCTTTACCTTGCTCGTAAAAATGTTGCGCTAATCTATCTGCATTTCTAGCTGCATAAATTGCCTTATGATAATCTTCCATATTAGTAATATTTCCTTCTTTATCAGTAAATTTACTAATAAATTTAGAAACATCCGTTTGGGTGTTTATCATTTCTTGTGGGTTTGAAACGCTGTATCTAAAAGCTTTTTCTCCAACATTAAATTCAAAACCTTTGAATTGTTCTTGAAAATAGTTTTTTGTATTGTTTACAAACTCATTTCTTTTTTCTGTTATTTGTTGTTGTTCTTGGTTGTATCGTTGGAAAAAGTCCATAGCTTTTTTCTGCTCGTTAGTAACAGATGGCCTCAACTTGATTTCATCATAATATTTACTTTTCATTTGCTCTAAAAAGTTCTTGGCTTTTGCAACTTCTTCTTTGTATGCAAGCTTTTGCTTACGTACAAATCTTTCTTCGTCCGCTTCTTCATCATAAGAAAAGTTATCTTCCATTACGAAGCTAACTTCTTCATCATTTAGATGCGGTCTAGTTTTTTTATAATATTCTCTTACAAGTAGTTTGTCATCATACTTGCTATAATCTTTATTTAAAGTAACGTAATCTTCTACAGTTCCACCTGTATCTTTCATGAAAGTAACTAGTTTTTCTACATTTGTAGGTAGTTCAGTACCAGAAACTCTTTCATCTCTAATAGCTTCTTGAGCTTTTTTCTCTAACTCTTTAGCTTCTTCTTTTACTGGTTTTTCATGTATTACCTCGAGCTCTTTGTTCTCATCTTTGTTTTCGACCTCTTTGGTAATTTCTTCAAGTCTTGGCTCGGATGCTCTCTCCTCCACTTTTTCCACATCTTTGGTTTGTTTATTCGCATCCACGACTCCTGTGCTTTGCTCTGGAACGGCATCTTCTTTTATTTCTAATTTAGTTACTTTTTTTTCCTGTGTTAACTTTTTAGGTCTACCAGGTTTTCTTTTCATTTTGAGAGGTTGCTTTGAATCCACCTCTGCCTCTGTTTTTACTTTTGACATAATATAATATAATATAAGTTATTAAATATTTAAATCTTGATTTTGTTCAAAATTTATGGGTAATAAGTTGTTTTGTTTTTGATCAGCAATAGCACTTTGTTGAGTGCCTACTATCTTGGTTCTTTTATCTTTTCTGTTTTCAATTTCTTGTTCACGATCAGCTTCTGTATTTATTTTTTGTTGGCCTAACTGCATATTGTAGTTAAACTCTAATTCCATTAATTCACGTTTAATTTGTGACTCAACTCTCATTCTTTCTATTTCATAACCAGACTTACCTTTTTCAAACTTAAGTTTAGTATCTAGTTGAGCTTCTGATTTCTGAACTTCTGCAAGAGCTGAAGCTTCACTTGCTTGAGCGTTAGCCTGTCCTTGAGCTTGTATATTAGCTAAGTTAGCAGCTTGTGCAGCTTCTGCAGCTTTTTTACGTTTTAGTTTAATCATTTGATTAGCTAGCTTTAAGTTTCTAACTTGCCTAATGTCTATTGCGTCTTCAAGATTTATACTGCCTGACTGAAGAGCTGCTTGTATATTTTGTTCTAATTGCTCTTTTTCTTTTTCATCTGGAACTAGATCAAAGTAAATACCAAAATCATATAAATGTATAGTTGATAAATCTTCTAATTGTCCAACGTTCCATGTTGATATGCTATTTTTTAAAGCTTCTTTTGTTAATTCAAACTCAATACTGTCAGACGTTCTTAATACTATGTTCTCACAAGTTCTAACTGTTAAATACAAGTAAGCATTTAATATATGTTTTGTGGCAGTATTAGAGTTTGCAGCTGCAAGTTTTTGTAAACCTACCAACGAGTCTGAGTTTGGCATACTACCATCTCTAGCTTCGTTAAGTCCAGTTACATCTCTTATCATTTGTAAATAGTACTGATAAGTAGATATTAAAGACTGTATTTTTCCACCACCGTCGCTTTTAACAAGTTCTTGTATTGGTATTCTACCTGGATTAGGATCACCTTCGGTAGTCATTGATCTACCTAGTATACTACCAGTTTGAAAATACATGTTTAAAGCTTCTTTAGCGTTGTAAGTAGTGCCATTTCCTAGGTCAACTTCAGCTAAACCATCAACATCTAAGTATACACCATCAGGAATTACTTTAGATATTACTTGTTGTATTTTTAAATGAGTTAACTGTATCATATCTGCAAATCCAGTCATACGACTAACTAAGCTTTCTATTCTACCGCCATACATCTTAGGACAGCAAATATTATAATTCATATTTACTTTAACTAAATTAGATTTTGGCCTTGTCATGTTTTCAGCCATTTCCCACTTTAGCATCATATCATAACCTAAAACTTTAGCTCCGCTATAAAGTACTTCAATAGACCTGCTGACTCTATCAAAATTATCGTTTTCATCTGGTGCAAAAGTATCTGGCTTTTCTAAAGCTTTTTCTAAACCTGTAGCGGTTTTTTTAATTTTAAAAACTTGCTCACTAAAAGTTTTGTATTCAAAGTAAAGTATATAAATATAATTACCATCTCTTTTACCGTTACGGTTATATAAAAAGTTTCCATTACCTTGATAGTCTTGAAGCTTTTGAAGTTCATCACCTGTTAAGTTAGGAAACTGTTTTTTGCAGTCTGCTAGCGACAACGCTTTTACTTCACCTACATACCAAAGATCTTCAAAGTTTGGGTCTTCACTGTAGGAGTATACTAGTTTAGCAGGATCTACATAATCAATTTTAACACCTTCAGCTTTATTCCAGTTAGTTTTTACAGCTCCAATACCTAATACTACTAGATCTTCTATTACACGTTTTTTCTTTAAGTTATATCTATTAAACTCTAAAGTGTTGTTAATAGCTTCTTCACAAGCTATTTCACTTGCTTGCTTGTAACTTAATTGCATATGAAGATCAAGTTCTTCTTTAGTCTCTGGTAATTCTTCTGGCTTATTAGTATTAAATAAGTCCATGCTTAATACACTTTGTATTTCTGCTAAAAATTCTTTTGATTGCATATCTCTCAATATGTCTTCTGCGTATTTAGACCTCATACGTCTTGACTCTGGATCTTGTGCAAAAGCTTTAATATCATAAAGCTTGTCATCCATACCGTTAACCACTATATCTACAAACTTAGGTATAATTGGAACTGGCTTCCAGTCTAAGTTTAAGTAACTTAAATCACCGTTAATAGCTAGTTCATCTTTGTATTTTTGAACTGGTTGTTCTGCTCTAGCGTATAATCTACGTAATCTAAAGTTATTGTAATTGCTATTAAACCTGTTTTCAACTCCAGATCTAGTTCCACTAAACCAATCACCTTCAATAGCCATTCCAACTTGGCGGCCATAGTCCATGCTTTGCTTAGCTTCATCAGGTACTACCTGATCTGGAAAAGAACTATAAGTGTTTGTAATTTTCGTCATTTATTATATTATTTGTGAAAAGGATCCTTTATTATTATATCTACGTATTCCTAAGTTAATATCTTGTTTAACTCTAGTAGGAACTGGTCTATACTTGTTTTTATTACAAGCCATTATGGCTAATCCTGAACTAATAGAAGCATCATATTTAGTTCTATTATTAATATTAAACCTACTCCAGTCATCTAAAGTTTTTTGAAAATACATATCTCCTACTTTTGTTTCAAGTTGGCCAACATGATTTTCAATGTAGTATTCAATCGCAGCAGCATGTGCTTGCTTAATGTCTTCGCTTGAGTTAGGTATGCCACCTATTTCTCTTTCAGCTACAGATAATTTATTATAAATTTTATCAGGCCTATTCATACTAAAACCTCTATAACCTCTACGCTTTAAGTAATACAATAATCTTGGTTTGTTATTTTCAGCAAGTATTGGCATACTATAAAATGCTAAAGCCATTAATACATCTTCAAAGAATATTTCAGCTGTCTGAGGTCTAGCTATATATTCTAAGAAAAAATGATTAGATGGCGCATCATCCATAGAAAACTTAGTTAATCCATGAAGTGCTCCTTTACTGCCGCGGCCATCAACAGTACCGCTAATATCGTAAGAGTCACAGCCAAAAGCTCCAATATGTTCGTTACCTGGATATTTAGTTCCATTTTTTATTATTATATTATTTTGTAGTTTTAATGGTGGAACCCAAGAAACAAGAAACCTACCGTTTTTGTTTGGATAGAATTCTACCTGAGAATCTTTAACTCCATTTAACCATTGAAAACTTCCCTGTGCTACAGAAGATATATTGTTTAACTCTTCATTAATATCTATTTGTTGATATATTTTAGTTAAATTAAATAAACTATCTTTAGTTTCATCTCTAAAAGCATGAGCTTCAGTTCTTGGAAATTGCCTGTAGTACTCATTTAAAGCGTCCTGATCTGCTTTTAATCCATCAACTTCGTTGTTCCAGTGTTGTATAACTCCTGTTGTAATATATCCACCATCAATTGTTTTGACTGGATCTTTTGGGTTTGTAAAGATAGGTAGTCCGAAAGAATCCATGAATCCTTCGTAGTTCCACTCCATAGGTATGAACAAGCTATAGAGCCCAGAAGTTGTTTGTCCGTTTTTATTTCTTTTTGTAACGTCTGAATTGTAGTATAGTTTTTTAAAGTTGTCTCCACCTTTGTCTAAAGCATTTGAAGTCGAGCCCATCATACATTTACCTACGATTCTAGAACCAAGTCTTAATGTAGTTTTTGTAACTCTCCAGTTGTTTAATATATTATCAGGTCTTTCCCATTTACCACTTTCATCATGAGCTAGTATTTTTAGCTTTTCACCATCATAAGAGTTGTCACCTGTATTTTTCCAGTCAATAGTTGTATCAAGTCCGTCTAGTTCTTTAAGCTGTTCATTGCTTTCTATCTTTCTTCTAGTAAGCTTGGATGCTGGAACCCTATATGCCAACTCAGTCTTTGGCCGGTCCATACCGTCTTGAATTGGTTTGAAGAAAAATGGATAGTTAACAGATATTGGTACAACCTTATCCGTAAACATTTTTTTAGCATCAGCACCTGATTTAGAGAGTATACCAAATCTACAGTCTGAGGATATTGTGGCTTGATTAACAAGTTCTGAGCTTGCCATAAAGCTAAATCCAGATCGTCTGTTTTTAAGATAACAAATTCCGTAACACCTATGGTCCGCTTTACAGGCTTCCCAAAATATAAAGAATAATCTATTTGACTCTCTGTATTCTGGTGCTCCAATGTCAATTTTTGACCACTGCAAGTACATGTAATGAGTGCCAGTAATGTAAGTATCAACACCATTGTTACAAAACCAAAATCCTTGCTCTCGTCTAGTAAATTCATTATCAATATAATCGTACCATTTTTCTTTAAAATCTAACGAGTATTCTTCCCAGTCAAATCTTGTTTTAATTCGTTGTAGCTCTTTTGGGTATTCAAATCTTTCCCACCGTTGTTCCTCTTGTTTTTTGCTTCGTTTAAACGGTTCACTTGCTGCTGGTAGAGCAATGCGGAGACCTTGTATTTCAATGATTGTTCCAATTTTACCTGTTTTACTTATTACTACAAAATCATACTCTACGTTATAACCATATTCCCACTTTTTAAATCTATTATTTTTAGCTAATATCTTGGGATTAATAACGTCTTTTATTTCTTTACAAAGAGTTTGTTCATAAATCATTTGCTTCTCCCTTCTGCAAAACCTTTAAATGACTTTACTTCTTTTGTTTTATCTTCGCCATTTAATATAGCTTCTTCTTCTTCAATACGCTGTAGTATTTCAAAAGCATCCATAATACAAAGTTTTTTAGTTGCCGCAGCGTTCTTTAATCTATCAGCGCTTATATCTTCACCTGTATCTACTATAGGCTCTTTAGCAACTTTAACTAACTCATCAACTGCTTTTCGTCCAGCTTGGATTATATTTTTTCTCGTCTCCTTTGTTTTCATGAGTTAAAGCTATATTATTTGATTTCATACAATAAAGTCGTTCATCACCTATAACAAACTCAAACTCTGAATTAGGCGTAAACGTTACAAGTGTTCCAGGTGTTATTCCTACGTCTTCTAAGGAACTATTGCTATATCTAACTATACCAACGTTAGGTTTTTCTTTTAGCGTGTTAAAACGATCTGTATCATGCACTGGTGAAATAAAGCAATAGTCATTAAAAGCTTTACCATTATACATGTATATCTGATTAGGTGCACAAAAATATAAGTTGTCTTTAAAATAAGTTGCACTATTACGTTCTTTACCTTTTTGATCGTACCATCTTCTAAACAAGTTATGATGTACATATAACTTATCTCCAACTTTAATAGGTGAGCTATAAGCAGCTGGTATAGACACAACAACTGCTTCTTTGCTCACAAATAGGTGGTTTTCTATAGTGGTATTAATAATAAGTGTTTTATCACCTACTTTTCTTATATTGTCATATCTTGATTTAAGAGGTTTGACAATAAAGCTATACAAGCTTTTCATTAATATTTAAGATCGTATTCAACAGATATAGCCATATTATTATTAAACTTTTTCCAAGGAAGTACTTCGTTAGATTTAGTTATAAAAATATTATATGAGTTATCTTTATCGTCAAACAAAATATTAGATATTGTATGACCACCATAAACTTCTTGATCTAAAGAATAATGCATTGCATCATTTTTATAATCAGAACCTATACTAATCTTTCTTATCACTGACATCTTCGTTTCTTTTCCACTCACCAGTAGTGAGGTTAATATCTATGTGTCCGTATTTATCTTGTAAATCTTTTTTAGTACCGTCTATAACAACATTAGCATCTGCTAGTTGATGTAGGTGTGAGTGTTTTTTTGACTCAAGATAACCTAACTCCATTAGTATAGAGTTTACTTTATTTTGTTCTAGTTGAATTTTATCTAGTTCTGCTTTGGTAATTTTACCACGCATCCTGTTTTTTATATTTGCCATTTTATTTAATTTAATTTAATTGTTGTTGGTTTTTTAATATATAGCTACGCAATCTGTACCAACTTTTAATTTAGTAGCTAACATAGGTGTTTTATCACCTACAACTGTTCCTGGTTGTACGTTTTTAA